CAACATCAAAATAGTAAGTTGCAGACATCATATTAGGGTAGTGATTGTGCTTTTTGGTCATTTCACTAGATTCATATGAAATAATCCAAGATTCTTCACAACTCATTGGAACTGGATGTGGGAATCCTAGAACATCAGTGAAGTATTGCTCAAGTGATCTTTTTACTAACTTATTGAACTCTTCTAATTGTGGATAAAATTTGTGAGTTCTATATGGGGTATGCACCGATTGTACATTTGAATGAGCATCGTTCATGTATCCATGTTCTGAACAATAATTGAAAGCATCGCGCATTAACTGTGCGTGTAGTTCATATCTAGGTAATACTGTAGTTGCAATACTAGTCATCACTGGTATTGTCGAATCAAAAATCATTTGTCTCATTTACGAAAATAATCCCTATAAATTGTAGTGTTTCCTCTGCCAAGTTCCCAAGAAACATCACCGAAAAGATTATTACAACGATAATCAGAAGCAACAATGTTTGAAGCATTTTTAGACAGTGTGGTCACATTCTCATTAGTCTCATGTTTAAATCCAATAACATTTGTCATGTTCCGAATCCAATCACGATACTCATCGTCATGAGATTTCTTTACCTTATCTACCATGATGAAAAGACCGCCACTCTTTAATCTTTTATAAATCTCTTTGAACATTTCAACTGGATACGTTTCGTTCATAATAGAGTTGACTGAGATGACAATATCATAATGATCATTTAGGTTCGACTGAGTTATACTAGAATTAAAGATAATCGCTTCAGGGGCGTTCTGTGTAGCGAGAGAGTGCAATTCTACGTCTGGTTGATACCCATGAATTTCAGAGAAGAAAAACTCTTCTTGAAGATATTTCAATCCCCAACCCTTCCCGCAATTCACATCAGCAAGTTTCAATCCATTACTAGTTGATGCATCAGTTCTTCCTGAATATGGTAGCAGAGAGTGTCGATAAGTTTGATAACCGAACCTCTGAGGATCAGTTAAATCGAATGAACTATTTTTCCAAAAGTCATCGATAGCAAGTCCGTAGTTTCCAAACTTGATATGATCGTTTCGTTTAAATTCTGCAAACCTATCCATTATGGTTTCCTGTAAACAAATATTGGTTCGTACTTCAACCACAAGTTATTAACCTTGCAGAAGTTCTTAACGTTTGGTAATCCTGTCTCTTTGTCGATTCGATTACCGCCAGGCATCTGAGCGAGAGCGAGTTTCATTGTCTCGACATACTCCATACCCAATTCTTCTAAAATCTTACGACTGTCTTCCTCTAGTGGTAGCATATCACTACCGAACTTCGCATCAGCAATGTTCCATAGAAGATATCTGTCACTCTTTAAATTCTTAACTGCAGTCTCAAGGGTTGGTCTTAGGAATCCCTCCACCCAAACCATGTACTCTCCGAACTTTTTGTAACTTTGGGTTTCATCTTCCGAGTACGCCTCTTTCGCAAAATAAGGAGGCGAGGTGAACACGAGGTCAAGGTCTTTCTCATATTTCTTCTTGAATTCGGGGTCATCTCCAATAACTTCTGAACCTAGTTGATATACATCGTAAGTATTAGTGTGGGGTTCTAACCCATATGCTCTGTATGTTTTTGTGTTAAAGAACTTCGCCAACTCTTCATATTTCGTAGTTCTGTGTCCATCAGAATCGAGACAATTATGATCGGTGTTAGGATCAGTCCCAATATAATGAATGTTCCGATCATCGCGAACAGACATAGCACCGAGAATCCTACCACCCCAACCGCTAGAAGGATCGAAAATGTTGATTCGATCTTGGTCTTTAATGTGGTTTGTGTATCTTTCATATAAAAATTTCGCTACAAGTGGTGGAAAGTTCACCGCATACTGACACCATGAAACACGAAACGCTTTGAACCCTGCAGGGAAAACTTTCTGCTTCTTCTTAAACAGTATGACTTGGTAGATATCGTAATCATCCACCATGTTCACTTTACATTTATCTGGTATATTTAGGTCAGCAATCTCTTCGCGAGACAAACGAATCCAATCCACCTTCTCTTCTTGAATATCTGTGCGGTATCCAGAGTAGTCTACGTCTTTATCTGGTTTCAACCAGTAGTCATGAGTATCATAGTCACGAATATTATTCTCAAACCACTTGATGAACTCAGTTCCAGTTGTAGTTAAATGTACTTGACCGTTCACTTCTACTTTATTGTTTACGCGAACTGGTAAACCGTGATTGTAGAATGAGTCACGTTTGAAGTGTCGCTTCGCATACAAGTGAACCTTATCGAACAAATCTTCACGAACAAAATGATCGTAGATGGATACTGCTGATTCGATCTTATTGTACACGATCTTGGTTTTCATCATGGTAGGGAACCACTGGTTAGCGGCATTACCAAGATTGGAAGTAGGACGAATGATATTCTCTTCACCAGTATATTCATCTGTGAACAGAAGTTTATGTGATGGAAACGCAGATAGTTTATTGAACTGTTCTACAATCTCATCTTCCATCCATCCAACGCGAGGGGGGTTACCATGTGTATCCCATACCTCTGCAATCACTCTGCGAAAGTCACGAACCCACTGCTCAAACTCATCGTCAGTCATCCATAGCACTTCTTCAAAGTACTTATTGATATCGTGGTTTAGAACGTAGTCATTTCGCTCATAAAAATTATTGGACATTATATGATCTACTTTAGGTCAGTTTCAGGTATATTGGACACTATTATACCTGCTTCACGGAGAAAGTCAACCCCTTTAAGGCAATGATATTCACGAGAATAGTATAATTCTGTGATTCCTGCCTGATAGATTAGTTTCGCACAATCTAGACAAGGTGAATCGGTAACGAACAGAGATGCTCCCTCACCACTCTCAGGTGATCTTGCGAGTTTAGCAATTGCATTAGTTTCTGCATGTAGCACTTCAGGTTTTGTTTTGAGTACACCATCAACCGTAATCTCACAAGTGTTTGTCCAACCAGAAGGCATACCATTATACCCAATTGAAATGATCCGATTATCTTTAACGATAATACAACCAACTAGTCTGCGAACTGCAGTACTCAGTTTAGCATATTCAAATGCGGTGCGCATGTGAGCATAATGAAATTTAGTCAAGATGTATCCTCACACATTTAAATGCTAATGTTGTTCTAACCGCACCCAATTGGGTTGAAGACATTCCACGATGCCATAGTTCTGATCTAAACAACAAGAGTCTGCCTGGAACATAATCAACTTTAATCTCTTCACCATCAGGTAACCGCAATTCAAATTGTCCACTAGTACCATTTACATTATAGTTAGGCATGTAAAGCATAGTGTACAAATCAGGACTATGATCACCAAATTCATTATCTCCTAGATTTCCAATATCAGTGTGCCATCCACCATCATGCTTATATGTCTGAAGATTTACATATTCCCTTTCATATTCTTTAACTCTGATACCGAACATAGCAAATCCACTCTCGCGAATAAATGATACAATGGGGTCTTCTTGGATTTTGTAATTGATTCCATTTATTTGGTACATATCAGCAACATAAAATAAAGCGTCACCACTCTGCTTACCTTTACCACTATGTCCATACTGGAACATGTAATGTGATTTAATATATTCATCAATTTCTTCTACAACTTCTGATGGGAAAGAGTTGTCGATAATTTGCACATAAGCGCGGTCTGTCTTTGTGTTTATGTCAATCATAGGAAAAATCTCATCAGTATCAATAATTGGAGTTTCTTTTTTACGAATAGTCACTTGCCGCTCCTATTAAATATACTCCAGTATCTTGAATATCTGAGTGTTCTCTTAATAGAATGTTTACTCCCGCAGGAACTTTAAAAACTCTCAAATATCCACACTTTTCTACTTGAGTATCAAATGCAATTTCAGAATCGCACTCAGATAAACATATAATATATCGGGTTGATACTCGCTTAAATTCAATTCTTTCTGGAACTAGTGCATTATGAGACACTAACAAAAATTCATCGAGATTAAGAATACCTTTCTTTTCTTCAAAACTTTTGAAAGCGATTCTAAATAACCCCCTAGTAATAGGACATTTATTTAGTGGATATGACTTTTGGTATAATCTAGTTTGCATTTCTGTAGCATACATAGACCCCAGATTGGGTTGAAAAAATGCATATGTTTTGTACTTTACTTTACACCATTGATTTAGTGTAAATGGAAATTTTAAATCAGTTTGTTCAATCATAATTGTATCCTAATGTTCCCTCAAATAGTTTTCTTCCAGTTTTAGTCAAATCTATAGTGTGAAATACTAATGTATTCCTTGGACTTAGTGTGCTGTCGGTATCTAAACCTCTATGCCATAAATCAGTTCTAAACATTACCGCAGAACCAGTATGATAAGGAATATATTCAACTTTACCATCAACTAAAAACTCAGTTCCTCTATGTTCCTGTCTATTATTAATAGATGGATAATATAATATTGTAAATTTTGGAGTATTTTCAAATCCAGAATCTGGATGCCAGTAAGATACTTGACCTTTAGTTTGTGCATTTAAATAACAACGCTCAACAAATGAAAATGGATTAATTCCAAATTCTTCACAACATGAAATCCAGATTAATCTAGTTAATTCATCATTCCACAGTCTAGTTCCATCTCTTTTAGTATCTCCAGACCATGAAGCGAGTTCAAGTTCATCTTTAAGTATAGTTCCATCAACATCATATTCTTGAGGTGAGTATTTGTTTAAAAAGTGATATGAATATTCACCAGAAAAAACATGATGAATTCTTTCCTGAACTAAATCTCCGAAATGAATTTTTTTGACATTGACTAGAGGTAGAGTTAGACTCATGCCGCAACATTCCAAAATAAGTTAACTTTACTTCTATCCATATTTTCAAGCATTGGTTTCCACCCCTTCGCATCATATTCTGGTGCAGATGGGAATGGAGGTGCATCTTTTACTTTTACTGGTTTGTCGTACTTGTATGGCGCTTCATGAAGGATTGCACGACCAAGTTGACGTTCATCCATCTTGTGACCAGTTTGTACAACGTGTACTTCTGCATCGGGAAATGCTAACTGTAACCCTCTCGACAAAGTACCAGATGATCCTACTGTCCATATTACGTCAGGAACAACTGGTAAGTTTCTTGCTACCTTGATGATAGAACCAAGTACAGTGTCATGTTCAAGTCCGAGGGGAAGGGTTGTGCGTGTACTAGGACTCTCTCTACGATACTTCTCTGCACGAGAAAGGGTTACAGAAAGCATACCCATTTTTACCCATTCAATAGCACCACCATACTCCATGTACTTTTGTTGATGCCAAGTGGGTTCTTTACGCTCTGCCCAGAAACAGGTAGATTTCTTACCATATCTCTGACAGACGTAGGCGAGTGAGATAGGACCCCACCCAACCTTGTTTGATCCACCAAACACCCACTCTTCGCAGTCGGTGTCGCGGATTAGTTTATCGATGAATCGTTGTTTAGAACCTGCAGGAAGAAGATCGTCACGAACAACATGAACCCCTTCAATAAGTTCTACGACAGGTGCAGGATTAGGGTCTTCCCAATCACTCACCAATTCCAAGTAATCTTCTGCTGTGTACATTCGCTTCCAAATCAATTACTAAGTGGATACGTTCCTCATCACCACCATTAATTGCGCGGTGTGGTTTGCGGGTATCCAGATACCAAAGTTCATTCTCTTTCATATGAACCGTTTTCGGTTCACCATCCCAATTCCAAGCAGTAAATTCTACTTTTGGATTTGTCTTTACTGGTATATGTAGGCGAATTATTTTCCCATCATCTACACCAGAATCTTTATCTACAAGGTCAGTGTGTCGTTCCAACTCACCACCATTAGGTGATAGTTTCATGAAACGAACTCGATGCAACTCACCCAACTCCTCAAAATTCTTGAGCAGTTCATTTAGGTATACAAATTGTGACCTAATTGGTGTGTCTGTGATGACCATATTTTCCCATTGTGGATTCTCTTCTTTCCACTTCTTACTCAACTCAGATGGTTTAGCAATATAAAGTGGGTCTTCCGAATATCCACGAACAGCGAATGCAGACCAAGTATGTTTCTTGTTGTAATTGGAGTAGTGGTCTTCCCACTCATTCCAAATACTTAACATCTCATTATAGATCATCTGACTGTCAATGTCAAACTCATATTTGCACTTTTCTAAGGCAAGAGTTTCATGGAACAGATATCCACACCCATCGCGCCTTTCTAGTGAATTACTAGCATCACGGAAATAGATTGAGTAGATTTCTCCGAATGAGGTTACCTTACCACCTATGAAGCGGAATCCCTCTTGATCAAGTGCGTTACGCATCGCTTTATCTTCTGAGAAACAAAGCGCATGACAGTTCTTATCACGATACTGTTGCGTGAGAGATACTGCTTCTGGGGAAGTAAAGTGGGAAAATACATAATCACCTTTCACTTTCATCATCAATGGAAGATCACCATTCTTGATGAATCCATTACTACGAACTTCTTTTCGACTGCACATCATCTTAAAAGAACCATCCTTATCAGTCTGAAACATTAAGGATAGATTGTGCATGTCTTCTGCTATATTATTCTTTTTATACTGAGCGAAAGGTCCTAGTGTGTAACTGTTCCAATCTTCATAGAGTTTTTCAATACCTTTGAGGAACTCTAACTCATACCCCTTTTGCCAAGGTTTCTTCACGTTTACATCTTCTTTCAATTTTCAACTTACCATTCGTGAGTAATTTTGATGCTTCTCAAATCGAATGATGTTAGTAAATTTGTCAAACAAAGTATCACCTTTATGTGAAATGATGAATGCGTTAGCACCCTTATCTAGAGTGTTTAGAATCTTCAAGAATTCATCTGTTCCTGTATTGTCTAGTGAACTATCAAACACCTCATCCATGATTAATAGATTTGTGTTTGTTGAATTCTTCATCTTCGCAATTTGTCTCCAAGTAAATAGTAGTGACAAATCGATACGCATTTTCTCACCTTCACTGAATGACGCATAACTAAATGCATCACGGTGTCTGGATCGGATGGTTTCTTTAAAGTTCTCATCCAACTCAAACTGAACAAAGAAGTCCATCGACTTCAGGAAACTGTTCACATAATGATTAATGACAGGTAGATACTGACTAATAATCTTTGTTTTAACACCACTATCCTTCAGTAGATTAGCGGCAATCTCATAGTAGTATTTATCTTCGTTTAGTTTCGACTTTTCTTCAGTCAACTGCATCGCTTGTTTTGCAAGTTCGCGTAGTGCTTTTTTATCGTCAGAGGTATCATCTGTAGACGCTTCCTGCACCTTTGCAAGTTCCACATTGAGTTTGTCGATGTGATCATTCTCTGTAGAGATCATCGCTTGGTACTTACTGACTTCATGCTGTAGATTGCTAATCTCAGTTTGCACCACATTGATCTCAGCAATACGACTATTGATTACTGCGATCTGTGCTTCCAACTCTTGCAGAGCATTGGTATTTTCTGAAAGTTTACTTTCTCTTTCGGTGATGATTGTTCCTTTGAAGTCATCATCGATGTCTTGCTTACAAGTATGACAGGTTTCTGTCTCGCTGTAGAATTTGATTTCTTTCTGAAATTTAGTGACATTATTTTCAATTTGAGTTTGTAGTTTAGATAGTTTAGATAACTTCTTGCTTATCGCATCAAGATCGGCAATCGTTTGTTCTTTTTCTTCAATTCCCTTTCTGAGCGAGTCAATAGAGGTACTGTACTCTCCGATCTTGGTAGTACTGGATTGAATTTTTTCTTGAATATCTTGAACACCTTGCTTCCTCGCTTCTTCGATCTTTTTGATGTACTGCTCTTGGAGTGCAACCTTTTGTTTAGTCACATCCAAATCAGATTTTACCACATTTGATTTCTGAATCAAACCCTGTTGTTCACCTTTTAGAATATCATTCATTACAGTGAAAATTTGAATATCAAGCAAGTCTTCGATGATCTCTTTTCGATCTTTTGCCGACAATTGCATGAAAGGAGTAAATGACGCTGAACCAAGAACTACAATCTGTGTGAACGACTTATAGTTCAACTTGAGAATCTGCTTCTCAAGAAGTGATTGATAATCTCTTGCAGATGCGTCTTGGTTCAGCATCGTACCGTTCTGCCAGATTTCAAACTTATTTGGTTTGATACCTCTGACAACCTTATACTTCGACTTACCGATTGAGAACTCAACCTCTACAACCATGTCTTTTTGGTTGATTGAGTTTATCAACTGCGGTTTGTTGATGTTACGGTAGGGTTTACCAAATAATGCAAAGCACAGAGCATCGATCATAGTCGATTTTCCTGCACCGTTTGTACCAACGATTAGTGTAGATGGATGTTTATCTAGACTAACTTCAGTAAATGCATTACCAGTGGAAAGGATATTCTTATATCGAACAACTTCAAACTTAATCATTAAGCACCTGTCACATTAGCGTTTGACGCTTCCACATAAAGTGTTTTCATCATATCTGAGATGCGATTCTTATCCGCATCAGTTTCAATATTTTCAATGTATGTATTTAGTAGTGATAGGGTATCATCCAACTGCAACTTCTCATCATCGATATATGCAGTATCAAAATCAGAGAAATCTTCAATGATCTTCAACTCTTCCAAATCAATACTCGATAGATTGTCTACCACACGATCAAATACTTGCTGATTGATCTTATTGACTACCACGAGTTTTACAAACTTACCTTCATACTGCTTGTAGTCAAAATCTAGATAATCTTCTGTGCGATCATCATATAAAATCTTCTCAAAGATGGTGTATGGGTTTGCTACGAACTCAAGTTCACGAGTCTCAGTATCGAAAATATGAAAACCACGAATATCATCATAATCAGACCATGTGATCTGGTATGGGTTGCCCAAATAATGTATGTTTCCTTGTGATGACTTATGATGAAAGTGTCCACTGCACACAAGGTCAAACTTATTAAAAGTTTCAGCAGTTACACCGTGATCGTGGTTTACATGTCCTTTATACATCATGAAACCTTGAATCTCCAAATGACCAAAACAGACTTGCGCATCTGTCTCTTCAATCTGCTTCATAGCATAGTCATGGTTCTCTGGATTAATCCAAGGCATCATTAGAATCTTACAACCATCAAAGTCAACCGTCTGCGCTTCGCTGTAAATCCACGGTTCATTCTGACCATCATAAGATGTAAACAAGGCATCCATAGAGTTCACCTTGTTTGTATTTTTGAAGTATGTGTCGTGGTTACCAATAATGATATGAGTATCTACACCCATATCACCAAGTTTCCACATAAACTCTCTACGGAAACGATCCAAGATGCGATAGTTGATAAACTTACGTCTATCTGTAATGTCACCCAAATGGATCATTGTTTTGATTCCACGCTCTTTAAGTGTCGGAAAGAACACATTATCGTAGAACTTGTAGAAGAAGTTATCAAACGCTTCACTGTCATTACGCGCACCAAAGTGCGTATCATTAATCAGTGCAATTTTCATTATTCACTCTCATTAATCATGTTGATAAGTTCTTTGTGTGATGGGTTATTTTCATTACTGGTTTCTTTCTCCTTCGCTTGAGAAAGAGAATACTCAAATAACTCATTAACATTCTTCAGAATGAATTGTCTCCGAACCACTTCAGATTTCAAAACACCCAACCCATACAAAACTTGCGCAAAATTAAGGTTACCAAATAAATTAATTCTGGTATTACCCCCAACATCTTCTTGAGTTGGGAACCTACTATTACATATTTTTACTAACTTGTCAAGTTCTTTTGATGGCGAACTTTCTACTTTATTCTTAACATATTTCCAGAATTCAGTATCAGGAGGAACGTTAACATAATGACATTGTAGATATAATGAGACTTGATCTAACATACTAGTATTCATCTCATTATAGTAAGTACGATTTACCTTATCATTATTGTGAATTAGTTTAGACAATAATACTGCTTGTTGTATACCAACACCAATAGCAGTTGCTTCAAGTGGTTCATAGAAATGCGATGATAATCCTACTGCAACAACATTATTTTCCCAGAACGTGTTTAATCTACCCGCTTCAAACTTAAATCTTCTACCAACTTCTGGTCTAAAACCTAAATATTCTTCGATCTCATCCAATGCTTGTTCTTCATTGGTAAATTTACTATTATAGGCATAACCATTACCCATGCGGGTATATGTTGGAATTCTCCACATCCAACCACATTTCATTCTTTTCGCTGTGGTATAACACCTGTATTGTTCTGGATGCTCGCATTGGAATGCGATTGCAGAATCTAAGAATAGATGTTCATCTTTCTCCCACTTATATTCAGGCATCTGACCAACAATTGCTCTTTGAAATCCAGAAGCATCAACATATAAGTCTCCAAGATATACATTTTCAGATTTACCAACCAAACCAGAACAATTACCATCTGAATCAAAAACTGGAGTCACATCATCTTCATGAATTGTAATTCCTCTTTTTTCACAAAGATTTATTAAAAATTCATTTAGTTTAAACGTATCAAAATGAAACTGTGATGGTTGTTCTAATAGACTACACCGAATATTAGGTTCAATTGTAGTTCTATCAACCATTTCAAGTGGGTGCGCTTCAGTTGACATCAAACCCTCAAGCATGATGTTTGTTTCTAATGATTCTGACATTGGGTTTCTATCTCTTAGTTTGCTTGCTAGTGCATGGATATAATCACCCTTTTCAGACCATCCCTCAAAATAAACCCCAAATTTATAAGTTGCATGACAACCTTTAATAATGTCAGTAAGTGTCAATCCTAGTAACGATCTCAAATTATCGAAATGTTCAGTTGAAGATTCACCAACACCCACAATTCCAATATTTGGGGAACCAATAACTTCAACACTGATAGCACTATTAATTGACTTCAGTATTAGAGCAGTTGTTAATCCTGCGGTTCCTGTTCCTAAAATCACGATATTCATTCTTTATCATCCATAAAGTTTTCCAACCCAATAACTTCTTGTTGAATTTCTTCTTTCTGAGTTTCTTTATCTTGATTTTGTTCTTTTAGGAAAGTATCACCAACTAGATTACCACTGCGCAAATACTCAACGTAGGTATTCTTGTATGATGGATCAAGATCATCGAACTCATTGATGAACATCTCCTCATCGATTTGTAATGAGTTGACATATCTCATTTTTAATTCTGTCTGCTTCTTCTCACGCTGAATGCGTCTCAGGAATGCATAGTAGATGATCTGAGTAAAGTATGCAAATGGATTAGAAGATTTCTCTGGATCAAAGTTCTTACAGTACATCAAACAGTTCTCTACACCATCAGAGATCATATCGTGCTTATATGTGTAGTTGATAAAGTTAGGTCTGTAAGAAAGGTGCTGTGCGATCTTTAAGAAACATTCACCGATATAGTCTGGAACACGAGGGATTTGTTCTCCCTTTTCTTGCGCTTCTGCTATCTCTTGCTTGTATTGTTTGAATGCTTCCAAGAACTCCTTGTTATCGACATAATGTCTTGGGTCTTTTGCCATAGTTTAGTTTTTCCCATATTCTAGTAGTTGTATTACCCATAATAGCGTAATATTAAACAGTTGTCAAGTGAAAAGAAGGCAATACTGCCATTAAGGCAATAATGTGTTGTAAATGAAAGAAAGTTGTTGACAAAGGGTTGACAGAGGTGTAGTATTCGCGATGTCCTCGGTTGAAGATACATCTATATCTAATGTATTGTTCCTGAATCATAGTCATCATCATCCCAATCAAGGTCTGTTTCCTGCTCTTCTTCTTTGTGCAGTTTCTCAAACCTTTCAACAATATCTTCTTCTACATCTCTAACAGTATTTAGGTAGTACGCTTTGATACCTTCTGTTGGTTCACAAATGACGCATATAGCACTCTTACGCACCATGTATAGATCATCTTTAGCAAATGGTGCATAACGAGTAATACCATAAGTGAAGTTGATATCATCTTTATCATCAGCAACAGACATCTCCACCACCTTAGCAGGTTTAATCATTGCGATCATATCTAGAGATTCATCCTCATACCCCTTCAGATCACCAATGAGATATTCACCTGTATTAAGTTGGATCATCTTAATCATAGTTGTACCTTTATTATTTTGTAATCAAATTTCTCTTCATTGTAAATTTTAATACGTTCTACCATATGATCTAGTGTGAAGTTCCTATGAGATTTATAGGACAAGTTATCCCCAAGGTCGTAGAGATTTGCTTCGGTTTTTCCTTCTTTAAGTCTAAGTCCTCTACCGATAGACTGCAGGTTTCTAATCCTTGACTTACTTGGTGAAGCGAACACGATGTTAAGAAGATTTTTAATATTAATGCCGGTACTAAACGTACCGTAAGATGCGATGATAATTGCATCGTTTTCTTGTTCTGTGATAGCACGAATTTGTTCCCTTGTATCGGTCTGTACTCCACCATGAACAAAGAAAACCTTTCGGTTGGTATCTACCGCATCAGAAATCAACTTATACAGTACTGCACCGTGTTTCTCTACCATTTGAAATAATACGAGGGTATTCCCCTTCTGTTTAACCACCAAGTTACGGATAAACTTATTTCGCTTTTCGTTGCTGATCAAGAAGTCAATCTCTTCAGCATACTTTAATTTCTTAGTCTCTTTACGAACCTCTTCTGGGTACTCTAACTGTAAACATGTGATGTTCAGTTTAGCGAGAGACTTTTCCTTCATGAGTTTTTTGGTTGTGGTGAATCTTTCCACCTGACCAAATAAACCCTCTAATACTAACTTATGTGTCTTAGTGCCGTCAAGTGTACCTGTTGTACCAAAACGAAACTCTGCGTCTGTTGCTTTTTCTAGAATGGATGTGAGTGACTTCGCTTTAAAGTTGTGCGCTTCATCACCGATGACAGTTGTAAACTTTGAAAAGAACGATTTCTTTTCCTTATATATAGACTGCCAAGTTGAAATGATGATTTTGTTATCAACGTTTTTATCCATCCCCTGATAGATCATCGATATCCAGTTCTCATTGATTCCATACTCCTTGAAGTCACTCTTCATCTGAGCAACCAACGATGTGGTTGGAACAACAAGCAATACACGACTATCTGGTCTGGTTGCAAGTATATATCTAATCAACCCATAGATGATAAACGACTTACCTGAACCTGTGGGTGATAGTAGCAACATACGTTTTTTGTTGATACCATTTAGGATAGCATCGACTTGGTAGTCTCTAGGTTCAAATGGTAACTTCAAGTGCTTTAAGAATCCAACCAATTCTTTGACATCAATCTCTGGTCTTTCACGGATTGTATTCTCCAACATATATCCACGAGACTCACAGAATGCTTCCACATAATGAAGCAATCCAATATAGAGAGTCTTGTTCCACATGTTGTACAGACGAATCTTACCATCCCACATCTTATTACGATATGAGGGTACGAACTCGCATCCTGGCACCTTGAATGTAAAAAAGTCTGATAGTTCCTGTGCAGTACTAGGTTCGCAATAAACCTTCATATACACTTCATCGACTTTTTCAATCGATAATTTATCCATCTAACTCAATATACACACTTTTTGGTGCATCACAACTTGGACATAAAAATGAATCGGGAACATCTTCCCACTTAGTGCCTGGCATGATACCATGTTCAATATCACCAGTTTCCTCATCATGAACATGTCCACAAATTGGACAAACATAAGCAGACATTATATTGTACCTTGCGTAAATTTATTCCACTCAATCGCATTCTTGATATCCCACCCACGCGAGTTGATTGAGCGAATGACTTGCTCTAGGAAATCAACCACAGTCTGTTGGTAAAAAATACGATCTTCTTTATTAATGATATCAGTATCGGTCTTTAGGATTTCATCCATCTCATTCTTGAGTGGTTTTGATCCAAGATACTGTTCCCACCCCATGACTTCCAACTCTTGCTGAGTCATCTCACCACGGTAGTATTTGTATTTTACTTTACGGAGTTTGTATAGATCACTCTGGTGCTTTCTCAACACCAGTTTAGCATCACTATAAATCGCTAACCATTTAGCGTGTAGATTTGGTACGCGGAGTGCTTCTTGACCAAGTTCTGTTTCATCAGTCTGAGCATCTCGCGCCCACATATCTTTCAGTTTGTCTAAATCGACCATTATATAATCACCTTTATAATGTTAAGTTCTCTCCACTATTTCGTAATGTGAGAAGTGGAAACTAGCACTTGCAGTTAAATATGTATATGCCGTATCTGTGGTATCAAATTGTAACCCTTCCAATGATACAGGGAATAGGTTGTAAAACTTGATCTCATTAGTCACATTGTTTGAACTAGACAGGATACTCAATGTCGCATCTGTCATAGTTGGTGCTACTGGAAGTGGTTTGGTTGTAGCAGAGTTTGGATGCTTGTATGCTTGCTCTCTCAAGAAACGAACATAGTCTTCTTCATTTTCTGCAGTACCAATCTTCTTCATCCAGTTGAAGATTTCTTTGTAGTTGGTCATATCTTCATCTACAAGGAATGAGATTATGAGATCACCGAATGTTACCTTATCGCCAGGCATCGCAATATCATTCACACGAGTAGTCATTGGTGCTTGACCAAGATTCACTGCAGGAATGTTAGCAGTCTGACAAAAGAACGATACGTTTTTAGCAGTACTCATCGTGAAGATGAACTGAGACGGTGCAATATAATTAGTATTTTGCGTAGTCTGGTTTGTCCAATTACTCGCTTGGATATTGATATTGATGTCTGATGGATCGATACTCATTTACTTACCCTGTCCACGATACTTTTTGAAAGATCGTTTTTTACCTTTGTTCATGGTTTGCATTTTAATAGTTCCACGACCAATAGAGGTTCCTTTCTTGACCCCATCAGGTTTCCACGCAATATTTGTAGATGATTTTGCCATAGTTATCTCCTTCAAATCACATTAGTATTTATATAACAAAAAAGGGGTGCTTTCGCACCCCTCTTCGTCTTACTTAGAGTAAAACTTAGGTCAAGTTAGTGACCTTAGTCTTACGGTAGTAAGTGTTCTGACCCGCACTCAATGAAGTGAATGGGTTAGCAACCATACCGTAACGAGTCTTGAATCCAATCTTAGGTTGGAAAGTGTTCTCGCCAACTGCTTTAACCATTTGCAGTGGAACGTATGGGCAGTAGAAGATACCTGCGTCATATGCAGAAGTACCCTTGTAACCAACAGTGTAGAACTGGTTAGCAGAACCGTTTGCACTGTATGGATCAACGTATACTTTGATACGACCATTGATAGTACCTGCGAAAGTGTTACCTGCGTCATCAACGTTCAGGTTAGTCTGCAGAGCAGGAGTGTAGTCAAGTACACCCGCCATTGCCAATGCAGAAGCAACGTCTGAAGAAGTGATGATGAAGTTACCCTTACCACGGCGAGTAGACAAAGCAATTGAGTTTGCATCACGCTCAATTTGGAACAAGAGTCCCTTGAAGCGTTCTACAGACCAACGACCATTTGAGTCAACGTCAAGGTCAAAAGTACCTGCTGTTGCTGTACCAGACTGCGCACCTGCAGAAGCAGAAGTGAAGATAGTACGGATAACTTCACGGTTGATTTCTGAAAGGATTTCAGTAGAAAGGATGTTAGAGAGTTCAGTCTCTGCGTCCAAACCATGAACTGCTTTCAAATCTTGCGCGAGTTCAGTAGTGTACTCTGCTTTCAAAGCGCGTGTCTTTGCAGTAACAGTGGTCTTCTCGATTGAGAATGCCATCTGGTTGAAGTGACCAGAGTCACCCATAGATACCGCACCGTCACCCAATGCTTCACCGTCAGCAGTTGCCGCACCAGTACCAGTTGTGTAAGAACCATCAACAGGGTTAGAACCTGCGTGAGTACCAACACCAGAGAAGTCAGTGTCTGCTTCGTTGAAGAGTGCTTCAGTGCCGTCTTGTGCGCTGTAGCGTGACTTCATTGCAAAGATCAGACCAGTAGGTGCTGACATTGGTTGAACACCACATACATCGTATGCGATCATGTTAGGTGCAGAACGGCGAACCAGTGAAATCAATACTGGGTCAAAACCTGCAACGTCAGAACCAGTAGAGTTAACTGGTGCCGCTTCAAAAAGAGTATTACGCTCTTCACGGAGTGCTTTTTCTTGGTTCTCAAGAAGAACAGTAGTTACTGCTTTCTTGTAGTTATCTTTGATCTCAGGAAGATCGGCGTGTTCGAGAACTGGCGCCCACTTCTTCTGAAGTTCTTCAGTCATAAACATTGTTTATGTCTCCTTAGTGGTTTAAATTAACTGTAATATTTATAATCTTAACGTTTTGCCAATGCTTTCGCATATTGTGACATGACGCTAGACACTGCTTCAGTTTGGACACTTTCTTCCAAAACGACTTCCTCTACTGCAGAATCAGATACTTTCTTGAAGTAAGATTCTTTGATAGTCTGGAGGTCTTCCATAAACTTATCATGTGTTTCAAACTGAATATTTTCTGCAAGTGACTTGAACTTCTCAGCATCAGTCTCTGCAAGATCAGAAGCAAACTGGGCAACTGTTTGCTCTTTCACCAAATCTCCATACTGTTTTACTAATTCGATGTTCTTTTCCATCTGCTCATTGAGTTTCTCTTCAAGAGAATCAATCTTAGATGCTTGTTCACCAAGAACATCGTATTTTTCTTCAGGAACGTCAATATAATGTTCCACGAATACTTGCTTGAGTGAAGTGATGAAATCTTCAGCGATTTCAGTCTTCAATCCACGCTCAACTGCGAGTTCGTTGTCTGCAACCCACTGCTCTACGATGTAACCCAAGTATGAGTCAACTTTTTCTACGAGATCAGTTTTAGCGACTTCAACTTCTTCTGCAAGTTTAGCGTCAAACTTTTCTTCAAGATCAGCAACTGCTTCTTCGATGCGAGTCAATACTGCCGCTTCAAAGATAGTTTTCGCTTTCTCTTGGAATTCTTCAGAAAGTTCAGCACCTTCGACTAATGCAGATACGTCTGCAGAAAGATCGATATCTTCCTTCTTGTATCCCATCTTCTTCTTGCCTTTACCTTCTTCCATTTCTTCTTCGTCATCGTCATCGTCATCGTCAGAATCGTCAGACTCATCTTCGTCTTCATCTTCATCTTCTTCTTCTTTGACAGACTTCGCTTCAGACATTTCTTCTTCGTCTTCTTCAGAATCATCTTCAGACTCTTCGTCTTCGTCTTCTTCTTCTTTAACGTCTTTCTTCGCCTTCGCTTCTTCAATCTCTTCGACTTCTTCAGCGACAACTTCTTCTTCAGAAACGTCTTCTGCAATTACTTCTTCAGCAGTTTCAACTTCTTCAGCAACAACTTCTTCTTGCTTCGCTTCAACTGACTCTAGAAGTTCCTTGATCTTCTGTTCTACAGACATTAGGATGCTCCTTACCTTATTAGTTAATTATTTATAATTAAAGTTTTTTCAAGAAATCTGTAAACACTCTCGCTTGCGCTTCTGCGAGTGCTTTTCTTTTAGTACGCTCAATTTCTTGTTTGTACTGTTCGATCTCGACTTCTTTGATGATGCCGTTATCCCAGACCCATTCCTTACCTTCCATGATACCAGATACAAAAGCATCTGGTGCTGAAGGATCAGCAACGATATCTGCCGCAGTTGCAAGATAAAAATCACCTTGCACCTCTTGAACTCCTGCTTTGGATGCAATAGAACCCATCCCTCGCGAGGAAACCCCAAGAGTAGCGCCTTCGTCCATCAAATTTTTCACAATCTTACCATAAGGAGTATCTAATATCTTAGCACGACCCATGACGTTATTACCGTCCATTTCTAGTGATGTGATAAGGTGTGATACACGCTCAAGATTGATCGTAGGACCATCGGGATGTCCTAGTTCACCAAACGCTCTTTTCTTACTAACAATTTCGTCATTATAACGCTTGACTTCTTTCTCCATAACTGCCTTCGGATACTTACGACCATTACGGTTCTTTAGTTCCGACTGCATGAAGATGCCTTCAATAAAGTAGTCTTTCTTACCATTCTTTTCTTCGGTAAGAAATTCTACGTTAGTAATTTCTTCTTTAATAAGTTTCATATTAGTACCCAGACTCTTTTCGTAATGTGAGGGTAACCGTACCCTGTTCAATTCTTACTAACAAATCTTTAGTCGGTTCACCACTAAAGTTGAACTGACCAGTGTTAGTCAAAACACCACTACCAGTCACCGTAACGATTGGTGTAATGTTTGGTGCTGTAACCCTAGCAACTAATGCACCTGTCGAAACAGAATGCTGAATCGTTGAGATTGACACTGAAGGAGTTGTGACTGTATCACCAGTTGCTAGAATATCAGTAGCAAGACTAATGATCACATCTTCCTGTACACCCGCACCAGTAATCTGAATTACTGCTTCAGTGTTTGTCGCTCTCAATAAACTCTTAGTTGCCATTATTTAATAACCTGTGGACTATTTATATTATTTATTCTTTTCAGAATCTTTTTTCTTATTTTTGACGATGTTCGTAGCAGTTGCAATCTTTACGGACAACCATTTGTCACCGTAACGCTTTTTAAAATCATCGTCTGGTAATTCTTTAGCAACCTTTTCCACTTCTTTTTTCTCCGCACTAGTTAACTCACGCTCATTGATATCTTTACCTTTTGCATAACTGTACATCGTTTGCAATTGGGTGTGCGCTTTTGTTAACTTATTCTGAAACCATTCTTCAGAATCTTGGATCATAGAAAGATGCTCATCAATACCATCTAGAAAATGACGCATTGATTTAACTTGACCTTTCATCATCTCAAGTTCATCTGCATTTTCAAGGAGTTCCCCTTTGGAAGATTCAACTACACCTTCACGGAGTGATTTTCTCATTTCGCTAAATGTAGTTGACATCTCTTATTCCTCTTCTGCAGGTGCTTGTGGAGTAGCAATAAAGTTTTTTGCTACTTCAATCTTTTTGTCTGCGAGAGCAGTACTTACTTTGTCTGCCATCACATCTGTAAATGTTTTTTCTGCGGCAACCAAGTCGTTACCATCAACATCATCAATCAAACGTCTTACTAGTTCACTCATTAGAATCCACCTTCTTCATCTTCTTCTTCATCAGGATATTTGTCTTTTTCATCATTGATCTGTTTGTCTATGTATTCGATGTCATCATCAGTCTGCTTGAGTACGTTCTTACGAACCCATTCGACTGAATAGTACTTACCGACATATTCATCCATATCGCGCAACAGACTCAGACGCTCACGGATGATCTCCGCGTTCTTTAATTCTGCGAATGCATTGTCTCGCAGATAGTCGTATCTGATTTGTTCTTTGAGTTGAATCCAATCATCCTCAGTGATAATACCTTTGAGGATCAATTGAGTCTTTAACAAATCTTGGAACAGTTCGTTGAAACGCTTACGCAAACGACCAACAAACTTATTGAATTTAACTTCGTCACGGTTGATCTCAGTTGCACGACCAAGTTGGAATCCAGACTCTGGTTGCATACGAGACTGTGGTACGTTCAGTGCAAGGAACAACTTACGCTTGAAGTACTCAATGTCTTCGATCTCACCTAGATTCTGACCACCACCAAGTGTGCTGATCTCAGTACCACGACCACCTTCTCTACGAGGCATCCAGAAATCTTCAAGCATTGACATGTGTTTCTTGTCATCTTGAATCTCACCAGTGTCACCGTTATAAACGAGTTTATTTCGGAACTGGTTCATAATACCCTTGAGGTATTGTTCTGCTTTCTGCTTAGGTAGGTTACCAACGTCAACGTAGAATACTCTGCGCTCTGGTGCGCGAGCAATGCGGTAGATGACAACAGCATCTTCCATCATACGGAGTTGGTTAACAGGTTTGATTGCTTTGTGCAAGTATCCAATGACTTTGTTTGTGTTCAAATCTGTGATACCAGATGGAACATATGCAACAGAATCTTTGGTCAGTTTGATCATATCTGTTGACGACTTATTTGTCACTGGATTGTAAAGTACGTTATTCTCTGAGTACAGGAAGTACTCTTGAATATCTTTAATATAGTCAACTCCAGTAGACTTATTCTGTTCTTTATTTACCTCACGAACATACTTGATGCTTCGTGGATCAATCATACGGAGTTTTTTGATACCTTCTTTTGGATTTGAAGTATCGACTACTTTATGGAAATAAAGACGCCCATCTACATACCATCTACGGAAGAGATCGTGTCCTTTTTTATTGAAGTCGAGAAGACGTAGAATGTTGTCATATTCTTCTCTAATCTTTTTCTTGATATTAGGGGAAAGACCAGTATCATCTAAAACTAGTGATACTGATCTCGCATCCTCATCAGAAACAATTGCTTCATTAACAATATCATCAATTGCCGCATCACATTCTGGAAACAAAGATACCTCGCGATATTTCTGGATATGTTCCAATTCGGAAGTACCAGTGTTCGCGATATCAACGTATGTACCAAAGTGTCCAGAACCTGCGGTAGTAATTTGTCCATCATCAGGGGAAGGCAGGATAAAATCGTTCTTATCCGCCTTCTCTTCTTTCCCAATGGTGAAACCTAAAATATTCACTGCCATTATATGTTCCTGTCTATAAACTGTTCTTTGTACTATTTAGTACGGTTTATAGAGTAGTGTCTGTAGTTGTGTTTCCACCTAAAGCACCACCAAGTGACTCAAAGTATTGGTAAGTGAACTCTACGGTGAATTCAGCAATCGCATCGTTAGTACCAAAGTCAAGTGCCATCTCACCAATATTGGTTGGGAAAGCATCTTTCAAAACATAAGTTTTGATGACTGATTCGTTACGATCTAATTGCTCAACTGTCAAGTCAACCATGTATGCAGATGGGTTTGGAAGACCACGGTTTGATTCATTATTGTTGATACCATTCTGCCAAATTTCCATCGCATCGCGAATAGCAAAGTTAGTATCAGCATAAACTGTGATTGTCCAAGGGTTAAATGTACGCTCCCCTGCAAAGTTGACTATCCGACCACGGTAGTTAACTGGTGTATTGTTGATAACACTGCCAGGGAGTGCGGCGCCCTTACATAAGAACTCCGCATCTCTTCCTGCAACGCCAGCAACAGCACCACTGACATAAGTAGGGAATGAAAGAGTAACCCTAAATTGGTTTGCTCTTACACCACCACCGATCAGTCTCGATTTAAAATCCGAAATTGATGCCATTGTATTTTTCTCCTGATTCCTTTTATCTATTTATCTCTTAAACACCAGTTTCTTCAAACGAAATTCCAGTGCGAGTAGCAACGAATTTCAGAGTGATGAAGTTGATTGAACGAGCAGGTTTGATGTAGATATCTGCAACAAACTCATTGCTGTCAATAACCTGTGAGGTGTTATTAGTTTCGTCACAGACTACTTTGAAATCAGTGATACCACGGCGACCTTGTACGTCACGCAAGAATGGTTCAACCAAGTTGCGGAAGTTAGCGCGTGTGAATGTATCGTTGAATTCAAACAACTGGAACTTAGCGGCAGTTGCAATCGCTTTTTCAAGAACGATGAACAGTCTGCGTACATTGATTCGATCAAATGCAGATGCAGAAGTCAACATTGTCTTATCACCGAATAAAACGATTCCCTGCCCAGGGAATGATACAACTGGGTTAACCTGCTTCTTGTACAGATTGTCACGATCAGTCTTGTCTGGGTTAACCAGAAGTTTAACTGCGTTCTTGATCTGTCCACGGTTGTAACCTGCAGGTGAGAACCATGCATCAGCAACCAAGTCAGTGCGAACCGCACAACCTGCAACGTCACCATTCAATGGAACCCAACGGTATACGTCATTGTAACGGTCATACTGGTATTTCCAACCAGAATCCATTACTGCGTAAGAAGAGTTGATATTTGCTGTATCACGGAATGCTGTAACCTTTGATGCTTCATCATCAGAAAGTTCTGGTGACAAGAATACCATACAGTCTTTACGAACTTCTGCGACATTATCGACAACCCACTTTGCAGTTGTTGATCCTGCAGGACCGACTGGAATGATAGAGATGTCAAACAACTCATCGTTTGCGAACAATGCATATGCATTTTGCAGATCAGCGTCACTAGCAGTTGTAGCATCAACACCGAATGCAAAATCATCGTAGAATGGTAAACGTGAAGTGTGTGACCATGCGTTATTTACTGTTGCCGCTGAACCTGTTGCGTCAACATCACCATCCAACTGTGCGTAATGATCACCAAACCAAATGTAGTTTGAAGAGTTATTAACAACGTTGACATAGTAGTTAGTAGTACCGTCAGAGTTCTTAGCATTGTTAGCAACAGAAACGTTAGCAAACTTCTCAAGAACTGTGTTAGGTGTACCAGAGATTGCACCAGTGCGATCAATTACGATAATGTGCATTTCATCATTAGAACCACCGAAACGTGTTGCGTGAGCAGAAGTGCCTGGCGCCGCGTCAAACTCAGTAGCATATGCCCATTCAACAGAGACATTTACTGGAGTGGTAGTACCATCAACTGCCGCTACTAGAGCAGGAGAGATAGTCACTGAACCTGCGTCTGGTTTTGCGGTTACTGTGTATTCAGTTGTTTGACCTTCAAAGGTAACGATATCACCAACAGCAATATCAGGACCTCCAGTTTCAAGAACAACAGTAGTTGCACCGATAGCATTTGAGGTTACAACAGTTGCAACATTCGCTTTTGAGAATGCATCTGCTGATTGACAAAGTGAAACTGTCAAAGAGTTTCCAAGTGCGCCAGCATACTTAGCAACAAACTCTGCACTAACAGATGAGAAGGTTGATGCCGCAAGAGTTTCGTAGTGTGAAGTATTCTTTACAAGAACACCTGCTGTACCTGTAGTCGCGTTAATGTCTGCAGATGCAGATACACGAACTACCTGAAGATTATTACCGTAAGCGAGGAAGTTCGCCGCAGTAAAGAAGTACTGATAAGTGTCGTCATCAGGTTCACCGAAAACTCTCGCAAGTTCACCTTCGGTTGAAACCGTAACAACTTCTCCAACAGGACCCCATTTGAACAAACCTGCAGTAGCACCTGCAGTTGTTGCAACGGCAGGTACAACATTAGTCAGATCGACTTCTTGTACTTGCACGCCAGGTGATAGTTGAAATGCCATCGTTTTGCTCCTTCGATTAACACTATAGTGTAAAATTCAAATATTTTAGATTGCTCTTATGATATTTATAAAATCGCCATCTTTACCAATCAGCACCAAACCAACGATCACCTGTTTCATCTACAAAAGATTCTACAACCTCTCCACCAGTACTGATAAATCCAAATGGTGTCAATTCATCCTCAATCATTTGCATCTTGTCTGCATGTAGTCTTTGACGTATATTTACGTCTGTAATCTCTTGGAAATACGGTTGTCCTGTTACCCAAGAAAACATTACTAGACACATTGCAAGGTCATCATGACCCCCATCTTCTGCTTCATAAGAAGCGTTCTTCGATACAAATGTGGATAATTCGTTGATGATCTCAAAATCCTCAACGATCAATTTTCTTTGTTCAATTAAATCTTTTAGAGTAGCACACCCTTGACGCTTAACCTGCTTGGTAGTACGAATACCAAGTTGTGCTTGTTTTGAGAAACCACCCCCAATCACCTGACCTGAACGTCCTTTCCAAGTAGATGATAATAGATTCTCATACTCTAGTTCACTATTTAGGATATCAGCGATTTGCGCACCAATATCATTAACCTCAACCATCACATATGCTTCGTTGTAAATTCTACCAACTTTGTTAATGATGTTTGGATATAATAGTGGTGATATCTCATTGTTCCTGTAAGTACAAACAACTCGATACGGAACCTCTGTGATATCAATGACAGTAAATGCAGAATAGTCAATACCTACCCCACGAGAGGTATCCACTGTCATGAAGTAATCTCTATTTTCTTCAGGTTGAACATACATGCGCAATCCATCTTTAGCGTGGATTGGTTGTTTATGTGCTAGATTTCGTAGAGTGTTAACGTTGATCAGTGTATTAGACGAACCTAAGAACTGACATTCAAATTCCTGTTCCCACTGTTCTTGTGAGGTGTTTTTGATTGTCTCTTCTTTAAAATTCTCATCCCTGCCTGGGATATCGTACCAGTTAACTTCGATTGGAACGTAAGATGATCGTTTCTCTTCCGCTTCTGTCCACATCTTGTAGAAGTGGTTCATACCGTTTGGAGTAGAAACGATGAATACTTTTGTACTCTTACCAGATGTAATGGTAGGATATACAGAACGGAAGAAGTCTTCTGCTACGTTAAAAGGTACGAATGCAAACTCATCGAGGAATACAAGGTTGTACGATCCACCACGAACTGCTGTACCAGATGTAGACGATGCTACAATCTTAGAACCATTCTCTAGTTCGATGTTACCCTTGTTCCAAATCTTTACACCCTGTTGCATCCACTTAGGAAGTGCTTCAAACGCAAGTTGAATCTTACTCAAAATGTCACGAGCAAGACCACCTTTGTTTGCAAGGATTGCTACGTTCTGATTGTCATTAAAGAGAACGTACCATAGAATGTAAGCACCAACCGATGTGGTCTTACCAGACTGTCGAGGTACTTTACATATAGAGAAACGGTTATCATGAAAGGTTTCAATCATCTTCTTCTGGAAGTCGTACATCTTAAATGGTACGAAACCATCATCCAGATTGACAATCTTTACATAACTTTCAATGAAGTATAGTGGATCATTAGCACACTTGACATATTCTTCAAGTTGCTCTTGTGTAAATCCAAGTTCTACGTTTGATCTTTTTAGGTTAGGGTTACCTAGATAATTCTCACCCTTACCAAGAACGACATCATCACTCATTAACTATCCTGAAAATCACTTCTTCAAACTGCTCAATTTTTTCTGTACGATGAGGCCAGTAGATGTAATCTTTCTCTGGATTCTTCTTCAGATTTGAGAGCAGTGGAAGTACTGCATTGTATAGTTTGTTTAACTTATCTTCCATCTGCTGTGCAGTTTGGGAAGTCTCTTGGGATTTCTGTGCGAGAACCTGAACCGTTTCCAGTTCATCTTCATCGACTGCAGTAAAACCAAAATCAAAATTTATATCATCCATTTTTCTTCATA